GAGTCCGGCATAACCATTCGCCTGGTCTTTTTGTGATAATAACTGATAACCGTCAAGAGCTGTTTCAAGTTGGCTTGTAACTTGCTCTGCAGTGAGATAATTCCCCGGAGGATTTACAGTTATAAGTTCTAAGTCGGCAGGAACAGCATTTAAAGAAATTCTTACCTTAAATGTTCTATAATTGCCTTCTGCAAAGCTTTTTGTCATATCAATAAAGGTTTTTGAAGAGATTATAAGATTGTTTCCTGAATCAAACAGTCCCGCTTCTGTGATAATATTCCCTTGCAGAGTAAAAGGAACTTGAACTTCAGCATAACGGCCGACAATCGGGTCTACCCCGATTACGATTCCGGGATAATCTTCTGAATCTTTATCATAAATTTTATTCACCAATGCCTCGGTTGCAAGGGTAGGAGTTAAAGCTCCTGTTCCTAAAGCAATATACCACCCGTCAGTGATAAAAGGATCACCGCTTAAAACATGGTCATTTATATAATTCAACCCAAAGGTTGTAGGCAAAGAATAATATTCTTGTGTCATTTTAACTCCTCTTAATAATCATTCCGCCAGGGAAGGAATAAAAACTGTTTCTGCCATTGTTAATAACGATAAGAAATTAACATCGGCTTTTGATGTGGTAGTGTATTCAATTTCATCGATTTTGGAACGAAGATTTTTGTATTTATTTGCTATTCTTATTAATTCGTCAATTTTTACTTCGTTGAAAGCTTCATTAACAACATCGAAAAGCACTTTAAAATGGTGCGATAGTCCGTTATATTCGGACCATTCTTTTATTGAAGCTCCGCCGACTAAAGGCTTTGCAACATCTTTCACGATGTCGGCAGTTCCCTTAAACACATGCCAAATTTGAGAATTTTTACAAGCGGAACGTTTCTTTTCCAAACTCCAAGTTTTATCGTAAACATCAACATGCAAATCAGGAGCCAAAACGTCTAAAACTTCATCACCGGCATTGTCAATATTTGCATAAATAATCAACTTACTCAGCATTCCGGGGAACATTGAATTAAAAACACTGTCAAAAGCTTTTCCGATAGCAATCGAATCAGGATCTTCTTTTAAATTCGGAGGCAATAAATCAACAAAATTACTTGTTATAAGTCCATTTCCTGTCATTATTACTCCTCTAATCCCTCATAATTAATCGATTGAGTTGTGTGTTTTGCAATCTGTATATTTTCCAGTTTTGTATAAACCGGAGTGGTTATTTCTAATCTCTTTGCACCTGCGTTTTTAACCAAATAAGTGAGCTCATCCGGGTTAATGTCCCTTGACAATTTTGTATCTTGCCATGCAATATATGTCTGAACTGCGGCAGCAATATTTGTCTGAATTTCTGTTAAATTTTCAGTATCTGCAGCATCAACCCAGTATTTAAAATTGATTGTATATTCTACTGCTTCAGGGGGGAGTGTTTGAACCAAATCTGTTAATGGCCGATATTTATCATCGGATAAGAATGTTTTTAATTCATTCAGGAACGTCTCATTAGGGATTGTTGCATTTTGGAGGAGCGGAACTATATTCACTATACCCCCGCGAGGGAAAGTGCCCTTAAAAACGCTCACAGGTGTCGCAAAATGTAACTCGATTTCTCCGGTTGATAAATTTAAGTCATAAGAAGAAAGATTAGAGGCTCCGCTTATTACTCCTTCAGTGCTGATTGTAGGTGTTTGTGTCGTGCTTCCGTAAGTATATTGAAAGCTGATTTCATCATCCGGGGAATATGCAACAACATCTTCAATAGCCTGGCTAAATTGTTTTGCTCTATAAATATATGCTTCTTCAGGTCCTGCCACAGCATATCCTTCAGGAGCTTCCCAAATTTCTTCCGTGAACGTATCATCGTCTTCGAGGTCGGCTCCGCCTTGAGATATTTCGGTGTTTTCAATTGATTGAACAAACGGAATTGGGTCCACTAAGGTATTTATTGCACCGATTGCGTAATTGTTTCCGATAACTCCGGCTTCGGTACATTGGAAAACAAAATTACCTTCCGTTTGACCGGCAGCAATAATTTTATTTTCATTCACTGTAAAGAAAACATTGTCTCCGGCAGTTACTCTTGTACCAACAGGGATAATTTTATTTTCAGTCAAAGCTTGAGATAAGGTAAATTTAATAGAAACTTTTGCAAATTGTGCTTCAGAACGGACCAAAGAATGACGGGTTGCACCGATATTGTCTAAAAATGAACCTTTTGCATATTTTAAAAAGTTCTGCTTTGCTTCCAAATCTGTCGTTATAAGAGCCTGATAAATTATTAAAGCAGCGGTATAAAGCCAAATTCTTTCTTTATCAGTCGGATATAATGTTTTTTCTGTGCCGGTTGCTTCTTGATAAGCAGCCTCGAAGGCTAAAACAAAACTATCCAATAAAGCATTAACATCAGTATTAACAAAGTTTATATCAGGAACTTTTGCTAAAGAGTTTATATTTGACATTTATACACCTATCTCTATTATTGGAATTAACTTGCCTTCAAGCGGCCCTACCGTAAAACTTATTTTTTTAATACTGATTCGAGGTTCATATTTCTTTGTTTTTGCATAAACCTCAACCGTAAACATTTGCTTTGACTTTGGAATCGGCATATCAACAAAGCTCATATTAATTCCGAAGTCTCTATCTAATGCAACGGTCCCCACGGGAGTTGTCCAAAGCATTTTTAATCCGTCTATAATAACCTGAGGTATCTTGCTGCTTGAAACTATTTGAATACTTGTTACATCAATCATTTAATATAAATCCTTAACAATTCCTGTTAAAAGTGGCTGCATTGCGGTATTATTACCATCAAGGTTATAAGTATTGCCGATGCTGTTTATAACGGTTTGAGCATAAGCTGTATTAACGCTCGGCCGAGAATAATAACCGGTTGAATTTTCAGTACCGATGGATGAAACATTAAGGCTTGTGTCAGAAATATATTCTTCAAGGGTTAAATCAACTTTGGCAGAGAATAAAAACCCATTATTGTAAACTTTTTCATAAGCTGTTGAGACTTCTTTTATGATGAATTTATCAAGTCCGATAGATTTCCCGCCGATTACTAAAGTTTCGGCCATGCCTTTTTTCTTCAGGTCGATTAATTTGTCGATTATTTCCTGGGGCTTTACTCCCAAATTTGCGTTTAAATTTATTGAAAAGCTTACGCTGTCAAGCTCTTCTCCGCAGAATTCGCTTAAAGGTTTTTTCCCGATGATTTTATGCTGCTCAACTACTGCTGCAGATGTATGTTTGAAATCGTTAAAAGTCAAAACTTTTTCAGCCGAGGTTTCAAAAATTATATCTTCGCCAAAGTAACCTATTGCCATTTGATTTCCTTTTTACATTTGAGGTGTTGGTGGAGAAGTGTCGCCTCCGTTTGTATGACCGTTATAAAGAGTTCTGTCGGCTGCCATAGTTCGAACCTTATCTGCCAATTCTCCGGTTGATTTTGCATCATCACAGTCGTAAATAATGTGTTTTGCCTTGAAGGTTAAAGTCTCAGTGTTATCGTTATATTCGAAGAAAGCTTTTTCATCATTAAACAAAGGCTTATGATAAATATTTTTATCAATAACCGGCGGAGGATTGTTCCTTGAATAAGCTTTTCCGAGACATAAACCGCTTTCAACTCCGTTTCCCATGCAAATACACCAAACAGGGTCAAGAATTTTAGGCATATTGTATTCCGTGGATAACAAAGGATATTCAACAGTGCAATCGTCTTTGTCTTCGAAGTTTATCTGAACAGTTCCTTTTTCGTCAAAAATCGCTGTAACTGTGCCTACTTTTACAAGGTCTTTAAAATTTGCTGTCATTTAATACCCGCTTAAGACTTTGTGAGCCTCAATGTCATATTCCGTCGGCGAAGTGCTTTGTGCAATCTTTTCAACAAAATACTTACCGTTAAAAATTCCGAAGTTATTCTTTAGGGTGATACAATCGCTTGCATTTACCAAAGCCAACCCGGGGATTTTTAAATTGGCCGTAAAATTATTTTTATTTTTTTCTCGGAGTTTTGATTTGCATAACTTTAAAGCTTCGGCGTTAGTCTCGACATTATCGTTTAATTCCAAAACCTTTGTACTTTTGCCGGAAGGAAAGAAGGAAGCAGTAATGAGAGTTCCATCGCTTTTTTTATAACGTAGCCTTGCTCCATCATATCCACTGTCAGAAATTGACCTTTTTAAGCCGGCACTTGTGAGCATATCCTTTGTTATTGTTAAAACAGAATCCTTTTGTTCGTATTCTGATTCTGAGAAAATAACAAGTTTATTGCTGTAAATCTTTAGAATAAGCCCGTTTTCACTGCAAACATCTTGTAAAAATTGCATGTCTGAAACTTCGGACTGTTCTTTTGTTTCGACTTGAGGGTTTACAGTAGCATCGTAATAAAGGTTTAATCCGCTATTATCAGCAATTGTTTGTGCAATTTTGCTTATTGTAGCTTTTTTCCAAGTCTTTGTCCTGGGAAC